TGCCTAATCGATCTGAGTGTATTTTTCGTAATTGGTCGCAAGATATCAGCACGATTGAGGGTGGAGAGATCGGCTGTCCGCAAGAACCGGTTAATGGCACCCACAACATTGGCTACTGGGCGGACGAGCTTGTGCCAATGCCGTGGGTGGAGACTCTTCGTTTTAGAACAGTGACCCGAAATAGTAAGGGCATCATCAGTTTTACCGCTGTGGACGGGTGGAACTCGGTGGTGAAGAGTATGCTGACGGGGGCAAAGACTGTGCAGTCAGCAAAAGCGGATCTTTTGGATGGTGAGGAGGTTCCATTGGTCCAACAGCCATTAAGGAAAGCCTCGAGTGTCGTTTATTTCCATACAGCGGCCAACCCATTTGGTGGTTGGTCGGCCATGAAGACGCAGTTGGAGGGGGAAAAGAGGGAAACCATCCTTTGTCGGGCGTATGGAGTGCCTGTAAAGGCATCTAAAACTGTATTTCCTGCCTTTTCGGACAAGAATATCGTGCAGGCCAAAGAAGTGCCTGTTTTAGCGGACGATGCAGATGCCTCGTGGGTGCTTTCGATTGACCCTGCTGGGGCAAAGCCTTGGACGATGGTGCTGTTTGGGATTGATCCACATGGGGTAGCCTGGGCGGTTAAGGAGTTTCCTGACTTTGACAGTTATGGTGGATGGATTGACCTGACAAAGGGGGATAAGGTTAGTGCAGGTGAGGCGGCACAACCCAATGGGTTCGGATTAAAGGACTATGCAGAGGTGATTAGGCGGATGGAGGGTGATCGATTTGTGGATCGTATTATCGACCCGAGGTTGGGAGCGGCTAGTTATCAGAAATCGGAAGGATCTTCTAATATTATCGATGATTTAGCAGAGGAGGGCTTACCGGTAGTCCCTGCGGAAGGTTTGGACATCGAGACTGGTTTACAAGCGATTAATAATTTACTGGCATGGGATCGTACTAAGGAGATGGGGCTGGGGAACCATCCTAAGCTGATGATTTCGGATGAGTGTCAAAACTTGGTTGCCTGTATGCAGGAGTATCAAGTGGGAGATTTAAAACATCCCGCAAAGGACTATGTAGACTGTGTAAGAATGTTCGCAGTGGGGAATTTTGAATATTTTGACCAGGAGGAATTGGTCGGAACAGGAGGGGGGAGTTATTAATATGAGTAATAAGGTGATGCCTGGGCATCGTAATCAGATTGTATTGTTGAGGCAGGCTGGGGAGACTTGGCCAAAGATCGCCAAAGCGGTCGGCTTCAGCCGAGCGACTGTGCAGAAGGTGTACAAGGAGGAATTGGCGAAGGAAGTACCTCCTGTGATTGAGGAAGTAAAGCCGAAGTATGAGAAGGCACGGGTATTATCGATGGTCCCGAATCCTCGTTTAATGCGGATATACTTTGAGGATCGGGATGAGATTGGTGTGTGCGTGAAGAGGCCACAGGACAATCACCCGCCAAAGAGTCAGATATTAGTGAAGAAAGTAGATGGGGAGGAAAAGCTGTACAGATTGGTGTGAATCGCCGGAAGCGAAGGATAAGCGTATTGACGCGATGCTTCGCGAAATGGTGGTGGAGAATGGGTTAGAGTTTATGGCGGTTGGCCATGAGCCTGAACCGATGACTTTGGAGGAGATTGCCGACTTTGTTGGTGTGGGGAAGGACACCATTGATCGGATACAAAATAGGGCTGTGAGAAAATTAAGAAATAAAATGTTAAACTTGAAAGGTTAAAATGGAAACGGAAGTACAGATATATGAGGAAAAGCCCGATGTGGATGGGCTGAAACAGGATTTTGAGCGAGCTAGGGCAAACCTTAGTTGGTGGATGGATAAAGCAGAGGATGCTCGTGAGGTTCGCTTCAACGAGTGGGCGGGAAAGGCTGGAGATGGCAAGAAGCATGGACCGGAAGCCTTTCCATTCGATGGTGCAAGTGACCTCGATCCTAATGTTATCAACCCATTAATCGATGGGGATGTGGCTACTCTCACGCAGGCCCTGTCGCAGGCCAACCTGGTAGCCGCGCCTGTGGAGAGCGGTGATATTGGTTCGGCTAGGCTGGTGAGTGAATTTTTGAAGTGGCGAATGGGTACGATGGATGAACTGATGAGGGAGTCATCGATTGGTGCGAATTATTTATTGCAGAATGGTCTTACTTTCTTTGGCACATATTGGAAGCAGGAGAAGACGAGGAAGTTTGAGCCTATTAGTTTGGAGCAGATTTCCGAGCAGTCTCCTGAGTTGGCTATGGCCATACAGGACCCTGAGATGAAGGAGGGTGTGGAGGAGATGTTTTATCCCCTCTTTCCGAAGCTCAAAAAGCGTAGGGTAAAGAAGATGCTCAATGAACTTCGCAAGACAGGTGAGAGCGAAATACCCACTGAGAAAGTTGTGGTTAATCGTCCGGCAGTTAAAGCGTATGAGCTTGGGCGGGAATTGATCGTGGACAGTAATGTGATCGATTTGGAAAGTGCCAGGTCAATTCATTGCTTGCATTACTATACGCCTGAAGCGTTAAAACAGAAGGTTAACGAGGGTTGGGATTCCAAGTGGATCGATGAAGCTATTGAGAAGGCTAAAGATTTTTACGAAGAAGAGCGTTATTCCGACAACATCATGTCCTATGACTATGGGAACAATTATGGAAGCCAGCACTACGAGGGATTAATCAAAGTAATAACTACCTATCGAAAGGAGTTGGATGAGGATGATGTTCCTGTGGTCACCAAGACCTGCTGGACTGAGGAGATGGAAGAGGCTGGGTTTCACGAGCCTGTAGGGTATGACGAGGGCAGATATCCATTCGTATGTATCACGAGAGAGCATTTGAACCATCGTTTATTGGACTCTCGGGGATACCCTGAGTTGTTGAAGAGTTATCAGATCGCCGTAAAGACAGAGATGGACGCGCGGCGTGACCAAGCCAGCATGACTACTTTCCCTGCTGTCGAATATCCGATTGGTCGGCGGCCCGAGCGTCTTGGGCCGGGGGCATTTTTGCCTGTGCGTAGGCGTGGGGAGGTTGGCTTTGTGGAGACACCTAGATATTCACCCGCATCGACACAGGTGGAAATGGATATCCGCAAGCTGTGCAACCGCATAACCGGTCGGGCGACAGGTCCTGAAGATGCTGTGGAAGCAAATGTATTAAAACAGCACCTGGTAAATTGTTGGCTTACTGGATGGAAAGAAATCCTCAAAAGAATATGGTGCTTGGATCGTACTTACTCGGGACCGATGGTTTGGTTTCGGGTGACGAACAACGAGCAAGGCGCACAGCTTATATTGGATGAGACTGCTGAGTTGTATGACTTCAATATTAGTTGGAACTCGATGAATGCAGACGAGGAGAAGGTTATACAGAAATTGGATACCGTTGGTAAACTAATGGCACAGTATGATCGAACCGGTCAGGCTCGCTTTGATGTATACCTTCGTAAGGTACTGGAAGCAATCGATCCAAACCTTGCTAGTCAACTTATCATGCCACAACAGGAGGCCACAACGAAGGAAATCATCGAGACATCGAGTGATATAGCCAAGATCGCATCGGGACAGGTCGTCAATGCACCCGAGCAGGGGGCAAACGCACAGCTTAGGTTACAGGTATTACAGCAATATATTCAAGGCTCTGAAGCTATTCCAGCTACCGATGTGCAGGAAAGACTGCAAAACGATGAGAACTTTGCAAAGAGGTTACAGACCTATGCCAGCCAGCTAGAGTTTCAGCAACAGCAACAGCAAAACGCTAGGATCGGACAGCTAGGGACAGCCCCAGGAAATGTACCAGGCACAGCACAAGCGGCATGAGTTTAACATACAGAGGAATAAAGTTCGCTGGGGTAAATAAGCCCAAGCGTACACCTAGTCACCCAACCAAGTCCCATGCAGTTGTTATAAAGAACGAAAAGGAGAATTATCAATTAATTCGATTTGGGCAACAGGGAGCAAAAACTGCCGGCAAGCCAAAGAAGGGTGAGAGCCAAGCGATGAAACAAAAGCGTAAAAGTTTTAAGGATAGACACGCCAAGAATATCGCAAGGGGTAAAACATCTGCGGCCTATTGGGCTGATAAAGTTAAATGGTAATGAAAAATAAGAAACCTGGATTATGGGCAAATATTGCCGCTAAGAAGAATCGCATCAAAGCAGGCTCGGGAGAGCGGATGAATAAGCCTGGAGATAAGGGCTATCCAAAAGCTAGTGCGATCAAAGCATCCCAAAAAAAGCGTAAAAAGAAATGACTTTATCCGATGCAATCGCAGGGCTGGAAAATCAGTCAGAATGGAAAGTAATTTTACAATGTGTGAAACAGCAAAGAGACATTTGCTTGGTGGACTTTCAGGACTACCATCACGTGGACAACCCCCAAAAACTTGCCCGATTATCGGGAGAGATTGCTGGCTTAACCAGGATTTTAACCATGCTTCAAAACGATGAAGGACACTCCGCACCAGAAATTTAAAAGAGAGCATCGCGCACTCTTAAACCGATGGGTAGAGGAGTCGGATATTGAGGACATGGACATAGCTCAAATTGCCCTTGATGATGTAAATGAATGGTTAGACGAAGAGGTTGTCGAGTTCGAGTCAGGGATCGAGCTGGATGAAACGGAAGGGTAACCTTTACGAACAGCAGTTTTTCATCGAGGCACTTAAAAACGACCTCGAAGTATTTACTCCATTAGGTGATTACCTCCCGCAGGACTGCATCGTAATGAACCAGGCAGGCCGAGCCTTCAAGGTGCAAATAAAAGGCACAGGTGGTTTAATGAAAGAAGGCAGGGGAGGACTAGGGAGGTACATGATTACAGCGGCCACCGGTTCAAAGGAAAAAGATCCAATCGATTGCACAAAGGTCGATGTGGTGGCGGCATATGTGGAACCTCGCAACTGCTGGTACTTAATTCCCTGTCTGCAAGTCTCGGGCATTCGTTTAACTTTATGCCCCCACAACCCACAGAGCCGTGGGAAATATGAGAAGTTTTTAGAAAATTGGGAAGTTTTTAAAATTTCCTGAGAAATCGTAATTTTCATCTGTTAAAATTGTCATTGGCGGGGTGTATCTACTCCGCAGAACAACGCAAGAGAGTGCGAACTCTTCAAACGCAGAGAAATTATGGCAGAAACAGTTATTAGCGAGGCTCCGGCTGAATCTACGGGAGCAGAAGACAATCAAGCGCAAGGCCCATTGAGCATGGAAGATTTGGCGGCATCCTTTGTCGATCAGGTTGAAAGTGATCAAAGGGCATCTACCGATGAGGCAGCGGAGCAAACCGAGAGTTCCGAAGACGCAGAAGCATCAGTAGAGGAAGATGTTCTTTCACAGTCTATTTCCGAAGAGGAAGAAGATACCGAAGAGGAAACCGAGCAAGAGGATGAAGAGATCGAAGAGGAGGAGTCTGAAGAGGAGCCTCCTAAAGCAGTCGGCAAACTTCTGAAGCAGGTTAATAAACTAACCGCACGGGCTAAGTCAGCCGAAGAAAATGCAGAAGCCCTGAAGGCTGAAATCGAATCCCTTAAATCCAATAGCCAACCTACTGAGCAATCCAGTGGCCAACCTGAATTAGAAAACATTCAGTCCTTTAAAGACTTGCAAAAGTTACAGAAGGAAGCACAAGCCGCCAAGAAGTTCGCCCTACAGAATATCGGGAAGTCATTCGTAGAAGTGGACGGTAAGGAATACAGCGATGATGATATTCGCAACATCCTTACCCAAGCAGACGAGTACCTTACTGAAAAGATTCCAGCACGAGCGAACTATTTAAATCAGAAAGCTCAATGGCAACAGGA